AAAGATCGCCCTTTTGAACGCCAGTTGACATTGCACCAGCCGTCACAGTGCATCCATATTTTGTGCCTAATAAAAACAGGTTGTCATTATTATCAAGAACATAGACTTGACATCTACCTTTTAGAATTAAATCCAATTGGTTCAAGTCCTCAGCTTCTATTTTTTGAAGTGTTACTTCAAGAACTTGTTCATAATATGTTGTTCCTGTTGCGTCATCACTTGTGAAATTTGATGTATAAGAGCCTGTTCCTTGTCTTAAATCATATTGGAACACTGTAATTGCTGGAACGTCATCAATTTCATTTACTAATGCAGACGAACCAAAAGATAATCCATTGATTAAATCTTCGTCATACGCTTGTAAAAAGATTTTGTTTATTCCACCTATTACGTCTTTGCACCCTAACAACCTCCCAGCCGTAACATCACACGCAAATTTATAAAACTTATTCATAAGAATATTTTGTATTAAGTTAAAAAAAAAGGGATGGTGATTAAACCACCCCTTAATAAAATTTTATGAGTAAAGAACCATGTCTGAACCGAATGCGTAATTCACACCAGTTGCAAACCTCATTACGATTCTCACGTTGTCAGAACCATCAAGATCTGACATGTCTAACAATCGAACTTCACTTCTTGAACCATCAATTCCAAAGAACATGTTTGACTTTCTTCCAGCAACCATTGTGTCATCAGCAAGTCCAGGTGCATGTTTAATTGGCACACCATTGAATGTATAAGCAAACTCATTGTTCATGTTGTAAAGGTTGCCATATCCAAGTGTTGCCTGTGATTGAACATAAAATTTCAATGCACTTGTAGGAACATAGATTGCAAAGTCCTCTTTACCATATACAGCGTTTGGTGTTGCAGTAATAACTTTTTGAATTTCATCAACAACATTACCAGCGTTGATTGTTGTTCCAGCAACAGTGTTGACAGTTCCATCAGCAGACAATAACAATTTGAAACCATCAAATTGACCATTGTTTGTCCCATTACCATCCCAGATTGATTGCTCAATCTCAGCAGAAACACGTTCAGCCGTTTGTGAAATTAAATAATCAGAAAAATCAAGTGGAAGCGTTCCATTTAAACCAGCAGTCATGTTTGCACCTTCCCAAGTTTGAATAAATTCTTTTTTACAAACCTGAGTGTTAACATCTAGATCTTTTGGTGTTAATACTCTTTCTGCATACGTAACGTCTCCAGAGTCATCAAAAGAACAAGTTGCATCAGCCATTAAATTACCAGCTTGTCCAGCAATAGTTATTTTTCTTAAATTTGCCTTATATTTTACATTATTTAAAACAGTTAAGTTTCCTTCCGATAATGTTGTTCCAGATAAAAGACTTGCTGAAATATATCCTTGAGCCTCTTGACCAGCATAATTTGAAGTAACAGTCTGTGTTAATTCGTATTTTTTATTTGCCATTTTTTTATTTTTTATTGTTTATAATATATGCAATTCTTTCTTTTGTTGTCATTTTTGACAAGTTTGTTTTAATTGCGTTAGTTTCGTTTGGTGTAACCTTTAAACCATCACTTGATGGTGTTTCTTCCATTTTTGAAAGTTTTGTTTCTAAATTATCAATTTTTGTTAGCATTTCGCCCATTACATCATTTGACATTTCAACGTCATCACCTTCACCAATCATTCTTTTTATGTCTGCAATTGCGTCCTCTAAGTTTTGAATCCTTTTTTCCATTCCAGCCCAGTCATCAACATCAGCTTCTTTTCCGTCATCAACAGCAAGTTCTTCTTCAACAACTTCTTCTTCAACAACTTCTTCTTCTTCTTCACCATATCCAGCAACACGTGAATCAGCATCAATTCTGATTTTTGTTCCGTCCTCTAGTGTATAAATGCCTTCTGCAAGACTTTCAACTTCACCAGCATCATTAATAACATAGACTTCAGCACCCATGTCAAATGCGTCTGAATCTGTTGCAATGACACGTGCGTCATCAAGAATTGCCTCTGCATACATTTTTATTTTGTATGTCTTTTTTTTACTGAACTTCAAAAGTTCTTGAATTTTTTTTATTGAACTCATTTTGATTTTTTTTTATAAATATATATTAATGTTAATTGTTTATTTTCGATACTTAATTGAACCACAGACTTTTTCTGCAATTTCTTTGCTTCCATATTCTTTTATTTGGTCTTTTATACATTGATCCCAGTCATATTTTGCAAGTTCACTTTCTGAATATTTTCTTTTATATTTATTCGTTTTATAAGTGATTTTTTTCTTTCTTTTTTTCATAATTTCAGCATGAGATTTACATCCCATATAATAGACTTCACCATCAATTTCGTGTTTGTGACTACCTTCACAATCATAAAACAATTGACCATATAATTCAGCTTTTTCAATGTCTTTATATATTGGTGTTCCATCAAGTGTTTTGTCTGGTGACAATTCAGCATCTAACAAAATAGTTTTTATTTCGTCAAGAACTTCCATTTGTTCACATTCAATGCAGTCCTCAGCTAAGTCAAGAATGTCATGTTTTTGCATTTTTTCAATTGAATCAACAAAAAACCCTTCTATTGAATATCCTTTTATTTCACCTTTTTTTACTTGATTCCAAACGTCATCATTGTAAACCTTCATTTTCACAAACCAACTACCAACAGGAACATCAGAAAATCCGTATAAACTTGATTTGTCGTTTTTGTCCTCTTTGATCCATGTTTCAATAACAGAAACACCCTCAATGTCTTTTTCATGTTGAATAGTTGCATTGTTGTTTTTTAATCCCTTCATAAATAATTCTTGTGCTTTTTCAATTGTTTCTTTTGAAAAATAAACAAGATATTCTTCTTGTTTTTCTTGGTCGTATCTTGGGATTTTTTTGTCTGGAATTAATGCCGTTCCGACTAGGATTCTTTTTTCTTCGTCTACTTTTGCAAGTGACAAAAAATTGTCTTTATTTAACGCAACAAAGTCACGTTGAATTGCTGGTTCTGTAACAAGTGATATTGCTTGTATTCCATGCAATTCCTCGTCCTCATCAATCAGTAATTCTACAATTTTAGTTTTTTTCATTATTGTATTTTTTTATAAATATAATAATGATGTATTTGTTTATAATGTAGTTTGCAAATTAACTTCTTCTTGTAACGCTTGAGCATTTGAAATTTCGTTTTCTACAACATACGCTTGAATCGGTTCTTGTGATGTTCCGTTTGCAAATTGTTCTGTCAATTGTGTTGGAATCATGTTTTGAACTTGTGACATAAGACCAGCACTGTTTGTTTGTGGAACACTAGCGTTGCCACCACCAGATTGACCACCACCACCACCACCAGTTGATGTTGTTGTGTCTGTTGTTTTCATTATTTGTTTAACAGCACTCATTCCTTGCAATAAAGTTGCACCAGCTTGAATAAAATTGAATGGTGCTGGAACATTTGCAAGTGCGTTTGTAACACCTTGATATGTGTTTCTAATAGCTTGAGCAATTGCAATCCCTTTTGACGCTTTTGAGTTTTCACCTAGCAAACCAGTAATTGCAGACAGTCCGTTTTGAATTATTTTTTCTTTTGCTTCTTGTGTTAATTTTTCGTCATTAACACTTTCTGTTTGATATTTTGTGTTTATTGCTTCAATTTGCAAATTATATTGATCTGTCAATTTTGTTGTGTCTTGACCATATTTATTTGCCAGAGCAAGTAATTTTTCATATTTGTTTCTTGCTTGGTCAATTTCTAGTTCTTGAGCCGTCAAATTTGCCTGTCTTAATGTCTCAATTTCTGCAACTCTTTGCTCTTCATCTTTGACCTTTTGTTGTTCATCTTTTTGTCGTTGCTGGTCAATTTTTGTTTCTTCTTCTTTTCTAATTGAATTTATTTTGTTGTTAAGTTCAATTTGTTTTGTGAATGATTCCTGTTTTATATTAAACAACGCAATTTCAAGTTCAGCAAGTTTGTCATAATCAGCTTCCGTTGAATCACTCAACGCCATTTGTTCCTTTTGTATTCTCACTGATTCTTCAGCATTTGCAACTCTTTTTTCAAGCAAATCATTTTCAATTGCAAAGGCTTTTTCAGAAGCAACAAGTCTTTCTTCTGTTGTTTTGGTTTGGTCCTCTGCAATCAATTTTAATTGTTCAACCTCAGCTCGTCTCCTTGCAGTTTCAACATTTATTTCTCTTTCTGCATCACGCAATGCAATTGCAGATTTTGTTAATTCAGTGGTTAACGCAATGTCATTTTTTATTTCTTCACCAATATTTTGAAAACTTTCTTTCATGTCTTGTAATCCTTCACGCCCTTTGCCACTAAACAATTTAACAATTCCACCACCAAATTTTGCAACTCTGTCAATCACAACATTAAATGTTGCACCTATTTTTGACAATGCAACCTCAAGTTTTTCTGCACCATCTTTTGAGTTATTAAAATATGTTACTAACGAACCAACAGCAACAACGAATGCACCAATACCAGTAGAAATTAATCCAACCCTAATTGATTTAAACATAAGTTTCCCAGCTGTTGCAAGTGCTTTAAAGTTTTGTTTAATTCCACCAATAGACACACCAAATGCACCAAATGAATTAATAAGGTCGTCTTGTTCTTTTTTAAGTTCTTTTTCTTCTGTTTTTGCTTTTTTAACAGCTTGTGTTAATTCGTCAACTTCTTTTTTTCCTTTTGTTGCACCTTTAACATTTATATTTACATTTACTTCTTGAGCCATATTCGTTTTATTTCTTTAAACATTCGTTTTATACTTGTGTGTTTTTCATTGTGTCCATAAAGAAACTCGTATTCCTTTTGACCATACAATTCAAATTCATTGATTGTTTTTAATTGTGCAATCATTGACGTTAAAATTGATTCTATATATTTTTTTAATTCCATAATAATCTATCTTGATTTTGAAACAATATCGGATTGCCGTCTTGCCAGATAGCACCCCCACCACGTGATTGATACATTTTAAACTCTGAAAGTCTAAAAATACATTCACCTGTCCACTCAGTGATTTTGTTTCCTGTGTTGCTTATTAAGAAAGTTATTTGTCCATAAGATGACGCATTTGTTGTTGTCTGTGCGTTTTCATTATAACTTATATATACGCTAGGACTACCAACACCAGAATCAGCAAATATTGGTGTTATCTTTCCCCCTGTTGTTCCAACTTGTGTGACAGTTGATCCGTCAAATCTAAACAATGTCTGAATGTTTGTTTGAAACGAATGACCAATGTTTCCATCAGTGCCACCAACAATTGAACCCTGAACCATTAAATCAACAGTCATCATTCCAGTTGTAATTGGTGAAAATGAAAATCCTAATTCACCTAAACCGAAACGCAACACGTCTTTTGTTGTGTATTCAGTCCGTCCAAACATTGTGACTTGTTGTGTTTCATAATACATTGGTGATGGTGAACCATTTGGATTGTAATATGATAATGACGAAATACTGTTTTCTAATTGTGGAAACCTTGATGTTTGTTGAATTGCGTTTCCACGTTTTGACAAATAATTTCCATTTTTAGAAACAGGAAGTTTTGATCTTTTTGCTTTTTCAACATCACTTTTTTTAACAAATCTTTTTAATCCCATTTTAAGTTTGATTTGAGTTAATACATATATAAAAGCCAACGTATGGTGCAACAGTAAATGGACCATAAGAAGTATATCCCAGACCAGCACAACATTCTTGTGACACAAATATTGTTGTTGTGTTGTCTGTTGCATTCCCCCAAGTTACCACAGGAAAAAATGGTGAACCATATCCGACTGGATAGTAGTCGCATCCAGTATAATCATTTAATGACGTTAATTTTTCAACTATTTTAATTAATTTGACTTTTACGCTTGAGCCTGTTCCAGCTTGATAGTTTTCAATATCCAAAATCCGATAATATGCGTCTTTTATAAATATTTCATCATTAAATTTAAACTGTGCAATGTCAACTTCATTCAAATTAAAATATGCAGTCATGAGCCTTGTGTCTGGGTGATACAGTTGTGACAAATAGTTTGCATAATACATTTCATAAAGTGTGTTGTTTAATGTTCCACTATAGTTGAACGCAATACTAGAACCACCATATATGAATGCGTTGTCAAATCTTAACGCTTTCGTGTTTTCATTAATTTGTGTTGTTCCAGCATCAACATTGTTGTCAGCATCTACTTCAAACGCACTACAAAGTGGATATTCGTCAAATCCAGCAACTTGACCACCAGTTGCGTTAACATAATGTAAATAAAAATTGTTTGTTGTGTTTAATGCAGTGTCAAGAGTAACAGGTGAACCACCATAATAAAACAATTTTGGTTTTGTTGCTGGAAACGTTATATTCCCCTCGTCATCATAGCTGTAATTTCTATGTAATAGCATTCGCCTCGCAGACGGATTGACTGTTGATGAACTTGTTGACACTGGTGTTTCTTCAACTATATAAGGTGAAAACACACTTTCATTTGATAATGTTCCACCTGTATTGTATGATGTATTTGTGTAAACCCTGTCAAATTTACCATGTGGATTTGTAGATGGAAAAAAGTCAGCAACAAATTTGTTTAAAAAGTCTTTATCTGGCAAATCTTTTAAAATAATATCTTTGTATTTCATTGACGTTGTAGGTTCAAAAAACACTTCTTTTGATGTGTCTAGTTTATCAGTCCAAAATTTTGTTTCACCACTAGAGGCCAAAAAATCAGTCATTGGTTCAATGAGCAAATTTGTAGGTGAATCTTTATCTTGTTGAATTACTAGATTAAACCTGTCTGTTAGATCTTTTATAAATCCCTTTTGTGTAATTGATGGATCAATACATTCTGGAACGCTAACAGTCAAACCATAGGTATTTAATTGATCCATTTGGTTGCCAACAAACATTAATTTTGTCACACAATCAACACCATTGACTGGAGAGCCGACAAATGTTGATGGTTTTCCAATTAACATAATTATCTCATTTGTGTTTATTGAACCACCTCCATAATATCCACCTTGAATGACACTTCCGTTTGCAGTGACGCCAACAGGAATAAATTTAATTCTAATTTTTGAGTTTTGTGGAATTTCAGCAATATTGTTTCCAATTTGAACACTGATTTCTTCAAAATCAAATGTGTATGCAGTTCCAGAATCTATTGGAATATTGTTTCTTATATTTTCAAATGGGAAACCAGATGCCGACTGACCAGCAAAGGTGTTTTCTGCATTTGTTTTCCCAGCAATAAATTGTTCGTTTAACTGGTTGCCATTTAAATTGTTTCCAAGTTCATTGTCATTTTCATCTAACAAAACAATCTTTAATCCAACTCTGTTTTCTGGTGAAGAACTATATGAAACACCAGAGCCATCACTTAATGGTGTGATTAAGTCTGAACCATCCTTTTCAACTATAATTGTGATATTTGTTTGCAATACAAATTGAAGCTCATTAATGTCATGATATGATGGAATATTAAGGAAACCAGATGAATCTGGATTTGGTGTTCCATCTGAATTTACTGACAAACTACCATCACTTTGTGCAAATGTTCCAGATGACGTTGCTTGATCCCATGTGATGTTTGCATACGTTTGTGTGTCTGGCAAAGGCAAATTGAATCCGTCTGTTGCTGTTTCTGGAAAGTTGTCACCAGATGCACCTTTCCAAACAATTGATCTCATATCTGTATATCCATACTGACCAAACAAAGATGGTGAAAACGCTTGATCTAAATTTGCAAAAGGAGGTTGTGAATTTGGTTCGCCCAAAAAATTGCACGTTGTCATGTATAGTCGCCTAAAATATACACTATCTAAAAATGTAGATGTCCAAGTGAACCCATTTGTTGCAAAGATTCTTTCAAGAACTGTCCTTAACTGAATAGCTGGTTTTTGACTTGTTAATTGAATCCTGTGAGGTGAATAACCTTGCACTGTGACATTTGCACCAGCATCAGCATCATAAATTGAATATGATGTAAAGTTTCCGTCATTATTTAAATAGTCATTATCTTTCCACAATAAAGGTTCAGATGCACTTGTGACAGGATACACAATCTTTGAACACCCCCCTGTTGAATCTTGAAAGTCAGCTCCCATTGTGTTGTTCCAACTTTGTGAAATTTTAGTTTCTGTCAATACATGATTTAATGTTGTATAATTAACAAATGCGTCTTTAACAAGTTTTGCACCCATTGATGAAAATATATTTGCAACTTGTGACAACAACATCACATCATAATATTTTGCTTTGTTGTAAGTTCCTTTTAAAACAATAACACCAACAAATTGTTCAATTTCATTTACAAATAATGACGCTTGATTTTCATTGTTTGTAGAAAAACCATTTGTCAATTCTGTAACATTTGAATTATGCCAGTCTTGAAAATAAATATTATTATTGTCTGTAAATGGAAGTTTAAACGTGTATGAATAGCTTGATTGTCTTGTTTGTGGATTTTTAATGTCTGTAAACTTAAAATTTAACGAAACATTTGGTGCGTCCAATAAGTCCAACGGATATGAAACGTCATTTCTATATGCAACTAAACGAATATTTTGTGTCATTAGCTATTTGAATTTAATTCATTTGAATACTCAATATCAAAAGTGTATTGTATAAGCAACTTGTCTTTTTCAATTGTTTTTCTTTCAAAACTTTTGTTTGTTACAACAACCGATTGTTGTTGTCCTGTCAAGATAATCACATTATTTGATTTAAACAAAGATTCTAAAAATTGACTTTCTTCTTCTAAAATATATTGCGTTTGCAACCTTGATTTCAATTTTGGTTTTGTGTATAGTGTCCTTGTTCCACCTTGCCAGTTGTAATAAGCATATTTTGTCCCTGTGTCTAGTGATGGTGTTCCTAGCAATTGACCATAATTCATGCGTTCTGTTTCAATTGTTTCTGTTTGACCAGCATTAAAATTGTAGTAATCCCACGCACCCAGACTGTTTGTCCACGCAAGTCTAATAATTGGAATATCTTTACAATTAACAGTTGAATCAAATTGTCTCACAAAATAATATATTTTGCTTTTTCTAGTTGCACCAGCGTCATCACTTGACAAATAAATTGTGTAATATGAATAATTGGTGTAAACTGGTTGTGCTGGTTGACCATCAAACACAGCCGTTGCAACACCATTTTTGAAACACGCCCCAGCATATCCGTTTAAATTTGCAGAACCACAGCCACCATAAATGATATATTCGTCATCACTGTTTGCACTTGATGGAGGTTCACCACCTTGTGTTGATGCGTTTTCAAATGTGTATGTGTTGCCAATTTGACCACCATTTGAACCATAATATTTTAAACACATATAGTTTCCTTCACTGTTGTATGCGTTTTTATTAATAAATGAAATTGTGTGTTCATCATTGTTTTTTGTAATATAATTAATTTCACCAGACAATAAAGAACCACCTCCAATTGCTTTATTTAATTTTCTTAAGTCGTCAAAAGATGTGTTGTTGTCTGTTAACAAACTTGACGTTAATCCATTAATTACAAAACCATTGTCAAGTGGATTTGTAAATGAATTAAAAAGATTAAAAGTTGCCCTTGTTGTTTCAAATGAGATTTGAACATATCCTGTTGTTTCTTCAATTGGTGCTGTTGTTGACGATGTTGCTTTTTCGTAAGTTGCTTTTATGACTATTGTTTGAACTTGTTCATAGTTTTTACTAAATATTTTAGAAGTGTTATTTATACCAAGTCCATGAATTGATTCAGTTGTGTCATCAGCATCAAAAAATGTTGATTGCAATTGTGTGTTGACAATTCCTTTAATATCAAACAGAGCAACAGAATTTGTTGTTGTTGACGCATTGTTTGGTCTTTGTTTTAATGTTGCCAATAAATTTGAACTTGAAACACTATCTTTATAAACACGCAATATCACTTTGTATTTAAAAAAGCCAGATATGTCATCAGTTAATTGCACTGATACTGGTGCTATAGGTTGCCAATTTATTGGAATCATTTGGTCATAAATAGATGTTCCAGTGTATGTTGTTGATGCGTTTGTTGGTATTTGTATTATTTGTAATCCCATAGTTTAAACGAAATATTCTTCTTTTATTAAATTTTCTTTAATGTCTTGTGCATACGCACTTTCTAAGTTTTGATTCATAGCTTTTAAATTTTTATCTAATGGTATTGAAAAAAAACCTTTTCCAGTTAATCCCTGTCTGTGTATAGATAACGCAATTGCAATTTTTAAACCCATTCTTGAAATAAAACGCCCCCTTGCGTCTCTAGTGCCTTTGATTCCTTTTTCAATAATCCATTTGTCAATTGCACTTGGTGGAATCATTCCCATTCCATCAGATTTTTTTTTAAATGATGGTGTTTTGTTATACCCAAAAATTGATTGTGCAAATTTGCCTTGTGAACCAGTCAATTGTTTTTTCATTGTCAATGGTTGTGCATCTTTTGTTTTTGGTTTTTGTCCAGTTCCTTTAACACCAACATCAACAAATCCAGCATAATATGGAAGTGTAAATTCAACAACTGGTTCTTTTTCAAAGTCACCAATTACTTTTGACTTAATGTCACCAGCTAAATGTTTTGATCCTTTTAGCTTTTTTTTAGCGTCTGCAACTTGTTTTTTTGCAAATCCTTGTAAAACCCTAATTGAATTTTCAAACGCCATACTTAAGAATTAAATGTTTGTGGTGAAATACAAAGATTGTTGTCATTATTAACTACAATATTAAAAGTTCCAACCCACCCAGTCAACATGTTTGCAAATCTTGATGTAAATGGATTTAATGATATTGGAAGTTCAATTTCAGTTCTTGAATCTGCCCAGCTTGTTGAACTCATTGATTGTCTAAAATTAGCAATTACATCTTTCATGATTTGTAATGTTTCAGAATATGCGTCAGTTTGATTTGAATAGTCCTCAAGTATTCTGTCAGCAATAATCACATCAAATGAATATGTCAATGTTTGTGTGTCAATTGAAACTGGTTGTGGTTCAACATACATCATTACAAATTGCGTTGCATCAAGTTTATCAATGTCAACATCATTCAAACTTCCAGTTTTAAAAAACTTTATTTCAAAATGATTTGTTGCAATTGTGTTAAATGTGTCAATTACATTTCTATATGTTACATTGTTTGGTGTGTTATATATTATTGCCATTACGCTATTTGATTTGGATTCATTTGTTGTTTGTCAAGAATAAATTTGTCTTGCTTATAAGACAAAAATGTTAATGATTCGTAAAGTTTTAATTCAGTCACTTTTTCCATATTTAAAATGTTTCCATTTGCTAGTTCATATAAAATTGGATACCATCCCCATTTATCTTGATATCTTTTTTCAGTTGTGATTCTACGTTCATTTGGTTTTCCTTGATTTTGAACTGATTCAGTTCCTCCAAATAATTGTGAAAATCTGTTGAAAGTCGTTCGCCTAAATGAAAAAAAAAATTTAAAACCCCCAGAACATTGCTCATTGGAAACATCAAAAAGTCATGTTGTTTTTCTGGTGTTGGTTTGTATGGTTCAACCTCATATCTTTCAAACCTGTCAACATCACCAATTAATGGTCTATATAATACACACATAATTTTGTGTAAATTATTTATTACATTATCGGCACAATATGTTTCTAAGTCTATAAATTCACCAGTTGTCATTTCACTCATGTTTGGAATTAATCCGTATTTTTTATTATTAAACAAAACTTGTTTTTCAATTTTGTCATCTGTGTTTTCAGTGTCAACCATTTTAACAATAATGTCATAAATCTTTTTTAAATCTTTTAATGCCATTTGTTTAACAACTTTTGTTTCTATATTACAAAAGATTGAAACACCTTCAATCATTTTTTTTTGTTCACTCTTTTTTGATTCAATCAACGTCATAAATTGTTGATATTGTTTTATGGTGACATCTTTCCAGCTATCTGGAACTATAACTTTTAATCTTTCCATTTTTTATAAATATAATTTTAATTTTTTTGTCTAACTAATATAATACTTTCCACTATATGAAACCATTAATTTGTTTAATGCAACATATCTTGTTGCGTCTATTATGTGATTATAATGGTCAATAGGTTTATTTGTAATTTGATTGTTTTTATCTTTAATCCATTTATAATTTCTAAATTCTTTGATTGCGTTTTCACTGTTTTTTGTGATATTAATTTTGTGTCTTTTAAGTATATCAATTCCAATTCTTATTGAATCAGCACCCTTTTTTGTTGGTTTAATATTAATCCCACCCATTAAAAAAATTTCATGAATTGATTTCGGTTCGCTTGAATCTGCAAATATTTCAGTGCTTCTAGTTATTCCAAGTTTTTTAATTTTGTTTGCGATGTCTTGATTTGTCAAGCCTTTTTCATAAATTAATTCGTCAATGTATATATCCAAATCATGTTTATAAACTTTTACCAATGCAGTTGGATCAGCTGAAAACCCAAAGTCAAGACCACAAGAAACCAGTTTTGCGTTTTCTGGAACTTGGTCAATAATATTGAAATTAGTGAAAATTGTTTCTGTTGCAATACCTCTTTGACCTTGTGCATACACTCTAAACAAATTTGCATCAACATCTTTCAATCTTTCAATTTCATCAATTGTTGCTTTTTCTAAAAACGGATTGTCTTTGTATGTTGAAATATGAAAGTCAACATCATCTCTGTTTGCGTCAATTAGGTGTGTATATAACCAATGAAATTGTTCTGATGGATTAAAGTCTATTATAATTTTGAATGTTGTTCTAAGTGACAATTGAATAAAATTTTCAAGTGTGAATTGATTGCATTCATTAAGAAAAAGGACAGCACGTTTTCGCCCTCTAATTTTCATTGAACCATTTTCAACACTTATAAATTCAAAATTGTTTCCGTATAATGTGTAAATATGATTTGACTTGTTGTGAAATCTTTCATCATAAAGGTTTTCTTTTTTTAATATTTCAAAAAAATCACGCATTGATGAAGAACGCAAACTTGGAAACGTCTGTCTTGCAATTGTAATATATAAATTTTTCCCTTTGTTTTTATACGCAAACTCAATCAACGCCAAAAGGATTGAATATGTTTTTCCACTTCTAGTTCCACCCTGTAATATACATATTCTCTTTTTACTGTTTTTTACATCATAGTATGGTTTCGCCTGTTTCATCATCAATTAAATCATCATATTCTTGTTCAATTTCTGGTTCAGAAATCCAAGATGGTGCGTTTGCACTCACATTTACATTTTGATCTGGCAAACCCTCAATTCTGTCAAGGATCTCTTTTATTGCTTTTAATTTGTCATTGTTATTTGAATCATTACTGAATGCAATTTTAATTAACATTTTTGCAATAGGTGAACCAAAGTCACCAACACCCCCAAGTGTTTGGTCATGTGTTGACAATAATTCTTTTAATACAGTTGCAACATTTCGCACACCTTTTGGTCGCCCTCTTTTTTCTGGTTGATTTGTTGAACTGAATTGAGTTGCTTTGTTTGGAAACTTATTCATAATAAATTATTTATTCTTTGTTCAGCTATTTTAAAATAGTTTTTATCTAATTCAATACCTATAAAATCTCTGTTTAAATTGCAACATGCAACCCCTGTTGTGCCACTACCCATTGTAAAATCTAATACAGTTTCTAATTCGTTTGTATATGTTTTAATAAGATATTCCATTAATGCAACAGGTTTTTGTGTTGGATGCACTCTATTCAAACCATTACATTCTTTTTTATCTTTATGATAGTTCAAAATTGATGTCGGAAATTTATCTTTGTAAATTCTTCTTGGTTTTTCTTTGCTATCGAAATTTCCATTTTCACTATGTATTGTTTTAAAATTCCAATTACTACTGTCTAATATTTTTTTTCTTGGCGTTTTAATTGGATAGTAATTATGTCTTTTATTAGCAAAAATAGATATTATTTCGTGTTGCTTCATTGGTCTATATTTCACACTACTGGCACCAACACCACGTTCCTTGTTCCATATCCAATCATATTTGTAGTTTTTTATATTTGACATTCTCAAATGACTTGAAAATGGTTCTGAACCAAATAAAACAATAGCACCATTTGGTTTTATTATTCTATTTAATTGTTTCCACATTAAATCAAAAGGTATAATACTATCCCATTTACAAGCTGTTGTTCCATAAGGCGGATCAGTAATAATTGCATCAACACTTTTATCTTTAATTGACTTCATTATTTCTAAACAATCACCATTGTATAATTGCATATCATTCCGTTTTTATACCGATTTATTAATCTATTATAATTTAGTTGCCTTTTGTCCTGTAAACTGTTCCCATCTTTCTATAATTACATCACAGTATTTAGTATCTAATTCCATGCCATAACAAACTCTATTTGTTTTTTCACAAGCTATTAATGTTGAACCACTACCAAGAAATGGTTCTATTACTTTTTTCTTGCTACTTGTTTTTATTATTCGTTCCATCATTTCTACTGGTTTTGGTGTAGCGTGGTTGTGTCTTTCTTTCCCTTTTACTCTTTCATAGTTCCAAACATCAGTCATATTATCGTGTGTATTATTAAAGTATGTTCTCGTATCATAAAACGCTTTTTTTAATTCTTCGTATTCTTTTTTTAATTCTTTATATTCTTTTTTGAAAGCATTTATATTGTTTTCTTTACAATAATTTTTCCAAGAATTATATACTTCTTTTGTGGGCATTCCCCATTGTGATTTATCAAACCAATGGCAACCACTATTTTCACTATGTCCTGCAATTTTTTTAAACTCTTTAATTGTTAATTTAGATTTGTTTTTTTCTTCTTTTAAATAATTAACCATAAAATCCCACCCTTCCCAATAATTATCTGCATTATTATTAAATCCTTGTTCACCTATCATAAAAAACAAACACCTTTCTGATACTGTTGGATACATTCTGTGTTGTTCGCTTGACATACCCATTCCGTGTCCTTTATTCCAAACTATCTCATTTCTAAAAGTTAAGCGTTCTGTGTCTTTTAATAGTGAATACCACAAACGCCACAAGTCCTCAGCATTGCCCCAAATATAACAAGAACCATTATCATCTAAATAAGGTCTAAATGTTTTAAACCATTCTAATTGGAAAGTGTCTAATTTCTGTTTATATAGGTTATCATTTAATACGCCATCTTTTTCTTTGCCCATTCCATAAGGGGGATCAGCGTGTAATAATTCTGCTTTATCTCCATTCATTAACTTTTCAACATCACTTTCTTTTGTGCTATCTCCACACATTAATCTGTGCTTTCCTAGTTGCCAAACATCACCAAGTTTTACTCTGCTTTCTTTTACTTCTGGAATATGGTCATCTTCTGTGTTGCCCTCTGTAATTTTATCAATATTAATATCAAGGTCAATATGCTTAAAACCCCAGTCAACAAGTTCATCAATGTCAAAATGGTTTGCAAGTAAATCAAAATCAAACTCACCACCAGATTTGTTTAATCTAATATTCAATTCTTTTTCTTGTTTTTTGTTTAATTCTAATACCACACAAGGAATGTTTTCTGTTTCCATTTCTTGCAACACTTTAAATCTTTGATGTCCACCGATAATTGTTCCATCAAAATTTATTATTATTGGATCAACAAGACCAAAATTTTCAATTGATTTTTTAAGGTCATTATATTGTTTAGTTGAAATTTGTCTTGGATTATATTCAGAAGGTTTTAAATCCTTTGCTTTTTTATTAGTTATTTTCATCTGTTAAGTTTTTTTTTCAAATCTATTAATGCGTAAACCTGTTGACATACATATTCAAGGTGTTTAATTCTGCAATACATATTAAATAAAGAATCACTTTCAGCTTTTATGTGACAATCTCTACACAAACACATTATGTTTTCAATAAAGTCTTTTTCTTTTTTACTTCCAAATTTTGATTGTTTTTCTATGTGATGAATGTCAACGCCTGTTGAATTACACATTTCGCATGGAATCCAGTCGCCCTCACCATATCCAAAAAAATCCATGTAATTTTTAGTGTATCTTTTCAAAACTTTTGTGAAATAAATAATTGTCTTTATATCCGTAAACCAAAAATTTGCCTTTACAATTGCAACACTTTCCGTTTTTAATTAAAAATGTGTTTACACACCTACAACAAAATCTGAATATTTGATTATCAGACTTTTTATTCGCAACTTTTTTCATAAATCTTTTTTAAATTGTGTATTGTTTTTTGGTTACAAGAACCACAACTTGACCACTTTGCATTTGTTTCAAAGACCCCTCTATATAAAACATTTAACGCTGTTTTTTGGTCAGTTGTGATTCGTTGTGTTTTGTCAATTTCTGGAATAATAGATTCATAAACTTTTTTTTCATCATTTGTAAATGGTCTAATATTTTTAAAATTTGGATATAGGTCATTTAATTTTTTTCGTCTTTCTTCACATCCACAAGAATCACCAAACAACATTTTAACACCTTTTTTGATTCCTGTTTTTGTTGTTATAGAATCAATTAAATCTCCTAAGCCTTTATTTTTTTTCATATTGCAAATGTAAATCCAATTATTAATAAAATTAAAATTGTTGTCACAATTATTGTTTCAATTATTTCTTCATAATTCATTTTTAAAATATTTTTTTACTTTTTTAATCGATGCGTAAAGTGTGTTTCTATTTATTCCAGTGTCTTTTGACATTTTGTTTAATGAATAATTTTTTCCCATTTGGTGATATATTCTAAAAACTTCACTGTCAAACCAGTGTATTTCTTTTAATTTTTTGTTTATTCTTTCAATGTCTTTTTCTAATTGCTTTTTTTTATTAACACCATCGTCATCTAACATCCTGTGAATCCTGTCTGATGTGCTGTTAATATATTCAACATTCCAACAATTCAAAACAAATCTTTCGTCTTTGTCTCTATAATATTTTCTATATTTTTTATAAAATGGTGACGTTTTAGAATGGTATTGATTTATCATAATTCTTGCAATCCAGTATAAAAGTTGATTATTTTCAATTAGTTTTTTAATTTTTTCTTTGTCACTATCATACAAAGCCAGTATAGTGTCATGAAGCAAGTCATCACTGTCATATTTTTCACTTGTTATTTTTTTTGATATATCTTTTAACTTTTTATAGTTTTTAGTAATATATTCGTTTAATTCAAACATTTGTAAATTGTAGGAACACCAGCCAACAAACAAAGATTATATTCACTCATTGACAATGTGTCAATTTCTATATCAAAGATGTTGTTTTGATTCTTTATTTTTTTATAAATATAATCAATTGTGTCTTTGTTTTTTTTTACGTTTTTAAATATATAATTTTTTTCAATTAGCTTTTTATCAACTAAATACATAATTTTAAACAAATGATTGTTAATATCTGTATATTCCCAGAATGTGCCTTGATTCCTTGTGTTTCTAAATGTTGGTTTTAATTTCATTTTTAATGGTTCGATATTAGTTTAGTTAAGGTCATTTAATAAATTGTTTAAATATTTGTCAATTAATAAGGTTGCTTCATCATACCCATATACAATTTCTGAAATAAAATTTCTTTTATTTAATTCATTACGCCACCAGATTTGCTCTTTTGTTGGTCGTCCTTTTAATGTTTTAACCTCTAAAAATAATGAATGAAATTGTCCACGTGGTTCATATATTGCAATGTCTGGTGTTCCTTTGACATATCCTGTTGCCTTCATTCGTTTTGCAACTGATATTGACGTTCGCATTCCCCCAGCACTTGCACAATATAAAATATTTGGATATTTTAATTTTATAAATTTAATTATAGACTTTTGCAATTCGTATTCTTTCATTTATAAAACTTTAATATTATATAACTAATTACAGGTGTTGTCATTAATAAAGTAAATATATTCATATGTGGTTCACCACAAATGCCAAATAAATGTTTAAAAACTTCAATCATTTTTTAATCCATTTTATTTTTCCATCATAATTGTTTATTTCTTTTACATATCCAATACTTTCCAAATGTTTCTGATATAAATTTCTAGCATTCATGTCTTGTTCAATTCTTTTAGCAAAGTGTATATCGTAATAATCTGGAAATTTTATACCTGTTTCTTTTTTATTAAATTTTGAATTAACCCACCTAGAAACACGCCTTTTTAAATTCCAAGTTTTCTCAAGTTCAAAACGCATCTTTGTTTCTGATTTGTTTAGTTCAGACCAATATTCAAAAAACTCTTTTTTACTTTTACTATCAACATCTAGTTCTTGTATTGCGTTTTTGAACGCAACAATTCTTTCTTTTATTTTATTTACTTTTATTTTATTTAATTTACTTTTATTTAATAGCATTGCGTTTGCATTACTGTCGCATTGCGTCTGCATAGCGTCTGCATTATTTGACCACCTTTTTTTTGCATTTAATGACGCTTTTGTTGATTTAGATTGTATCTGTTCAATAGTGTCATCTAGTCTTTTAGAATAAAAACAATTTTCTTCAATAATAAATAAATCAAAGTTTGTAATAATGTCTTTTAAAATGTCTTTATCACATTGTAAACCAAATGCAAGTGTTTCAAGGTCGTCAACACAAAGTCTGTTGTTTTCAGAAAATAACAATTCAATTAATGCAAAATACAAACCGAATCCATTCCATGAATGTTTTGCCCTCAATTTAATTAATTTTATGTCATTTCTTGCGTTTGAATCGTGTGGGAAATATGTCTGTTTCATAATTGTGTTCAATAATTTAAGGTGACTAAACTAATTAAAATAATAAATAAATACAAATAACTTAGCCACCCTTAAGTTAAAATGGTAAATCTTGTTTTTCTTCTTGTTCTTCAATAATGTTTTTAATATTTAAAGAATTAAAAAACCTGTTTTTCCATTCGTTAGTTCTAATATAAAATTCTATTGTCACTAATCCATTAATTTTTATTTTATCTTTTTGTGATTGTATAGCCTCAGAGCCAAACAATTCAAATTGATGTTTAAAATCGTTTCCTGTTTCCTTTTCTTCTATTGTAACATATAGCTTTTCAAAACTGTCACCTTTTTTGCTTTCAACAGTTTTAATTTCACTGTTTAAAATTATTCCTTTTATTTTATAATACATATTTTTATTTTTTATTGATTATTTTTTTTATTGAATGAATCAGCTTCGTCCTCACCATAAACACCACCTTGTGCATATAAACCACAAAGCATTAAACAAATCCTTGATTTTGCACGTTTTTCAGCCATTGAAACACCATAAGAATTTGAATTGTTTTGTGGTGAACATTCACCAAATGTTTCAATTTCTTTGTTTCCCATTTTTCCAATTGCTTTAATTATAACAAATTTTAAATCTGGCGAACTATACAACAATTCATATTTAATTGTAATAGAATTTTTTGACATGATTTTGTCAATTCCGTTTCTTGTTATAATAGTATAAAATTTGTGTTTGAAAACGTCCTCATCTGTTAAATTGTTTTCTTTAAATAGTCTATTTAATATCTGTTTTTTAGTTTCTTTCATCTGTTTTTAGTTTTTAATTAATAATTCTTTTACTGACACTTTCAAAACAACACACATTCTTTTAAATTGATTTAGTGTCATTGAATGTGGTTCGTTTACTTGTTTTATTATTGTTGGATAAGATACATTCAACTTTTTAGAAAGTTGCATTTTGTTAAAATTATTTTTTAACATTTCAATTTTAATATCTTTTGATAATTCTTTATTGTTTTTGATAGTCATAATCTTGTTTTATATATTCCATAATATCATTATATTCACTCAATTTCATAATTTTTGGAAAACTGTCAGCATCAACAATTTTTTTTCCTTTATATACTTTACATTTTAAATTGTAAATAATATCACCACGTTCAGCATTTTTAATTACTTTTTCCCAGTTTTTAAAATTACGCATATTTTTATATAATGCAGTTCTATACGATTTAGTTTCGTCTTTAAAATAAATATGAAACCACTTTCCACCATGAGTTGATGTGTATTCTTTTCCAATTTTTACAAATTCTAGTTCAATCATATTTCAGATAATTTTTTACATTCATTATTACAGTAATTGTCTTTTTCCCAGTCTGGATGTTCTTCACCACAACCAATGCAAACAGAATTTCTATATTCACAGTGTTCATAACATTTAGAACATATTTCTAAGTCATCAATTACAGGTTCCCAGCAACAGTCTGATTCGCCAGACCTTGTGAAATCATATTGTGAAATCAAATCTGGTTCTAAATACAATTTTCTTTTTAATTTATTACTAATCATTTTTTATAACTTTTTTTTCAAATAACATGTTGATCCCTAAAAAAGAACCACTTATCAATTCCCATTCTGAATTTTTTTGCAATTCTATTGCTTTTTTCCATCCATCTTTTTTTGTGATGTCTATTGTTTGATAATGTAGTTCCATATTAATTTGATTTAATTAAGTTATCTAATAGTTTTTGATACTCACCTTTATAGTGCATTAACATTTGTTCTTTGTTAATTATCATATCAATTAAAAATTCTTTATCTAATTCTTGTAATTCATCTCTATTCATAATATTTGTTTTTTGTTTGTTATTGCTAAATTAAAACAATTTTATTAAATAGCAAAATTATTTTATAAAAAAACAAATAATTTTTATTTAACAGATAAGAAAATTTTTAAAAAAAAGTGAAAAAAGGTGTGCTTGTTGAACACATTTGATTGTTGACAAGACTAATTAAAAACAATCACAAACACACCCCTTTTTATGGTCTATGTTTTGAACGTATAAAATCAAGTTTTTCTTTTACAGTCATATTTTTCAAAAGTTTATTAATTAAATCGTGTTTAGTTAATGACATGTTAAATTGTCTTTTAACTTCATTGTTTATTTCATCTTTTGAATAGTATGCCTTTGAAGAATAATTAAATTTCTTCATTTTAAAACATTTATAAATTCATTAACAAATTTAATGGAATTTTTCCATTTAACAAAACAGCACATCCAATGACTGGTTTTTTGCCATATTTAGCATATGCGAAGCTGTATTCTGAAAAATCAATTCCTGTTCCAACTTGACACCCAAACACTCTAAAATTTTGACCAACAAAATGTTCTGTGTAACATTGTGTGTGATAGTGTCCAGATACAGTGTTCATCATGTCGTCTTTTGCTTTTTTTCTAGCGTTGCCACCTTCACCATGACAATATTGAACACCATCTTGAACATATCTCTCAACAAAATCCCAGTTTGGAACATTTAAAACTTCTTTATATGATTTAATCCATTTACTAGGTATTGCAGATGTTTGTGCTTTACGCATAATTATTCTGTCATGGTTGCCGATTATGACTTTTGTTCCTTTTTTATTAAAATATTCGTAATATCTTGCAATCCTTTTAATTGCATAATCAAGTTCATCAGCACCACCAAGACCATCAGCAGATGTCTCATGATAACTTGAATAGTGATTGTCTATGATGTCACCAATGAAAATTGTTTGACTACAATTCCAGTATTCGTATTGCTCAATTAACCAGTCTCTGTATGAATCAAGATCAAATGGACAATGGAGGTCGCCCACCACTAAGACGTTGCGTGAATTTTTTTGTCTATGACTTTTTATATAGTCATGTTCTGTTTTTGTAAGTCTTAACCTGTGGTCTTTTTTCATTTACAACATTTAGTTTCACACTTTCTGCACTCAAACATTGACAAGCACAGGGGCAAAACACCAATAAAACAAAGACAAACACCCTCCCAGCTTATTGACGCACCCATTGAGTTGATTGCGTATATAACTATTGCACCTCCTATTGTTCTTTTTGACGACCATCTTTTTAGATCACCAAACTTTTTTTCTTTGAATATTGTTGTTAAATCTAAATTTTTTAATATTTTATTCATGTTGTCCACCTCCTTTTTTATAGTTTGGTATAATTGCATTAAAAATACTGTCTAAATAAGAAAACACGTTGTTGTCTTTTTCTGTTGGTGTTAGATTAACAACAATTTTAATAAATGCCATTAATCCAATTAATAATTCAATCCAATTTTGTGTAATAAATTCCATAATAATTTTTTAAAGATTTGTAAATTTTTTTGTTATATCAATATAAAAAGTCTTGTTCTGTTTATTTTTTCTAGCTTCTAATACTTGACATCTGTTTTTTTCTGTATATGACACATGAATCCAACTAAAATTGTATTCATTTATTAACTGGTCAAATTCACCATGTTCAATGATTGCATCAAATAATATTTTATTTTGCATTGTTCCGTCAACATGATATTGAATGTCACACGCTTCGCCTTTTGTGTGTTGTGATGTCATTTTGCTTCCTAATGCAAGACACAAATCAACACATCTGAATCCAGAGGTCACACGAATTGCACCAATTTTATCTCTAATTTTTTGAAGCAAATTATCAACTAATTTTTGAATGTTGTTCACTTGTTCAATGTTTGGTTCATTTTCAATTCCTAGTCTTTGAGCTGTTGCCGACCTTGTAAACTCACTTAAATAAAAATTATTAGACAATCTCATTATTTGCCTTTTAAGAGACTTTTAATGTAATTATATATGTCTTTACTTAACATAGCAACAAAACCCCCTAGAAGTCCTAAAATGACTGTTTCCACGATTGTTTGCGTTGGTATTGCAACAACTGTTAAGAAATTCCCACAAATAAAACAATTTATTTTGTCCATTATAATTTAATTACTGTATAAGTTGTGTAAACTGTTGCAGACCATCCACCATTAAAATTGTTACTTGCGTATAAATGCAATCTTGTGTTGTCTGTTGTTGTGCCACCAACACCAGCCGTTGATGACGTTGGTGTAGCTTGTATAAAAGGAACATCAACAGGAACGCCATTCATAAATCTGTTGAAATACGTCCAATAAGAACTTGTTGATGTTGGATCAAAACCAACATATAAATTTGAATTTGAACTTTCAGTTGAACTCGCATAGGTGACAAAAATTGCTATTGATAGGGGTATAATTGAAAAACCTGATCCAGACGTGTCAACTAGAACTTGAAACGCACCAGCAGAACCAGTGTTGTCAAGTGCTTGGATGTTTGCATTACTTAAAACAAGTTTGTCAGTTTGAATCAAAAATTTATTGTCAATTTGTTTACTTGTTCCAGCACTTGATGAACTTGTGTCACTTGTATCAACAAGCATCAATTTGTCATCACTAGCTGGATTTTCATTTAACGCACTTTTGTCGGTTAATCTGTAATTTGCCATTGTTTATTTTTTTAATATACTTTTTTAATTTTTCAAAGTTCAACTTTGATTTTTTATATTTACCTCTCAACATACTTTATATCCCATTGCAGACAATAACGCTTTTAATCTTTTATCATAAATGTTTGTGTCCATGTTAATCCCACTATAATAATTTCGTGTGGTTGCACTCATCTGGTTGTTTGCGTTTGTTGAATATTGACTAAATGATGACGAATTATTTTGTAAATAATCAATCAATCTTTCTGTATAGAATTGAGCCGAGTCCTCAGCACTTGCAATTAATGGTTTTAATTCGTCATAACTTGCAGACGTTCCCTGTTCATTGTCCATTGACACAACGCTATGATTAACCATTCTATATTTTAAAAGTGGATACAATTTCGCAAGTGTCCAATAAACCAAAGGCTTTTGAATGTAATCATTTAAAAGTGTTGCATAATCACCAGTAACAGTTGTCATATTTGCTTTCATATAATCAAATAAATCCGTTCCAAGTATCGGTTGAATGTGTTGATCTTGTGACACCAGAATAACAGGATGAATCAAATTGTCATCAACATTTTCTGAAAGTGTTGTGTTTAATTTAAGTGTTTCGGCACTTATTAATAAATTGTGTGTTATTGCCATGTTTAACCTACTTTAGTATTGTAACTTCTTTCTTTTTCTCTTTTTGGTTTTAAGAAACCATGATTTTTTTTGTTCCAACTTGGTGTTCGCATTTCTTTGTCATCTGGCATTTCAATTTTGCCATTTGCAAATTGTTGTGAAACTAACCTAAAATTGTTTAATGTTCCATTTGGCAAAAATTCGCCACCTGTGTATTCTTTACCATCATCATCAACAAATGTTTCACCTTCTGGAACTTGTCGTCTAAAATAGAAAACACGTTCCCATTTATGTCTGCAATTAGCACCCCCACAATATAATGCAATATTATATGTATTTGAACCATTTGGTCCGAACCCTCTGTTTACAGCTTTTGTTGACGCTTTTTCAAGGTCCTCCATGTTGTAAAGTGTTCCAGACACAGATTTTGCAACCATTTTTTGACAAAATTCACGACTTGAAACTTGTCCAGTTTCTTTATTTATTGACAATGTTTGCGAATACCTATATAATATCCTAAACATTCCAATGTCAGCAGACTTTGAAATTGCGTTTGGTGTTCCAGCTGGTGCATAAGCAAATTCATGATACCTTTTGTCTAGTGTGTGACTTTCAACAGGTTCTGAATAAGCTTCAAACCATTCATTGTTGTCAAGATTAATTCCAATTTCATCAAAATATTCAAGACACACCTTGTCGTCTTTTACTTCAATCCCTTTAAAATTTTCTTTTTTATTTTTTTTTTCAGTTTTTTCAATAACTTTTTTTAATTGTTCAATTGATCCGTCACCAATATCAACACCAGCGTCTTGTTCGTCAATTGCGTCAATTTTATCAAGATTTAAAAAATCAGCTGGTTGCAATGTTTTAAAATATATTGACAATTCTGTTATTCCATTTAATCTGAAAATCTTGTCAAGACCTTCAAGAATTGTGGTTTGGAATGGTTTTATTACTGTTGAATTTAGCAAACTATATGAATCACGCATTTCATCAGCATTGTTTCCAAATCCAGATTCACCTTTAATTCCAAATAACATTGGAGACACGATTCTATGTGCTGTCAAAACCTTTCTTGAAACCTCAGATGATAAAAACTGATATTTGTCATCATTGTCACCAGTGTTTAATGGTGTAATTTCTGGTGATGTTTCTTTTCCATCATTAAACGTAATTATTAGTTTTCCACTGTTTCCAGAACCACTAAATTTTTGATTCAATTTTCTTTCAACTTCTTGTCTTTCTTCATCTGATGGAATCCCATTATTGAAAGAGACCATTGCAGAGGGCATAAAATTATTCTCAATATTTGCAAGGTGCAATTCTGCAATTCCCATATCAAGCTGAATATAATCAGTTCCACCAATGTAGTCTGGCAAACCATAATAAAATGATTGTGGATTATATTCTTTTATTTGCATTAATTGTGATGTCTCAATTCTGTTTTCTGGATTGAATGCCTTAATCACACGTGGTTTGTGTTTTCTCATGTCACGCCAGTCAAATGAATAATAATATTCCTCAACATCACCGAAACTGTTAACTTTACCACTTCTAACATATTGCGCTGGAACGTGTTTAATTTCTGCAATTGCAGTTTTTGTCTTGTTCCATATTGTGTTGACATAACACGCACCAAATAATTTTAAATCAAATGCAAGTTTTTTGATTGTGTTTCTGTCACCTTTTTTTAATAATTTGTTTAATAAAAGATATTGTTCTTTCATTGAACCCTCCAGTTCATCTTTGTCAACAACGTCAAGACCTTGCATTGTTCCTTGTTGGTCGCCAGCAATCATTGATGACACACCTTTTATTATAGCACTATTAATCCCAGAACCAGTGTATAATTCAATCAAATATTGGGGGTATAAATTATCTAATCCAAAAGTCACATATTCCTTGTTTGCGTTTTCTCCTATGTGTGGTATGTTGTAATGTGATAAATCAACAACTGAAAAATTTTGTTTGTATTTCTTTTTTGCCATAATTAATTTGTTACGTAAACAGGTGAACTCTGTGTTGTTGTGTATTCTGTGTAAGTTGTTCCAAGATTGTCTGAATTTGTTAAATAAGCAATTCCGTCAAACACCTGTTTCACAACAGATGAATCATTTGGATCAAGATTTGATGATGATGACTGTTGCCAAATTTTAACATTATAGAATCCATAAGGATAGTTTGATTCACCAAGATAAATTTGTCCCTGTGTTAATGATTCAAAACCATCTGTTACAAATATAAATATATATACATATCTGTCTCTGTTTCCATATACAACATTTGGCAAACCAGCCGAAATAAAATATTTCTTTTTGTTTGTTTGTTGATTTTCTAACATAATTAACGGATTGTAACTGTCTGAAAAAACAGACTTGTCATATTCATCAAATAAGTTTAAATATATTTGGTTAATACCTGAACCTGTGTTTGGTCTATTCAGTTGAATCATTTTTCTTTTTTTTAGTTTGTTTTTCAAACCACTTGTCACCATGTCTTTCCTTTACACCTTCTAATTGATTTTGATTCATTTCACCAAGTGTTAAATTATAACGTGAAACTCTTGTATTTAAATGTTCTTTTTTAACAGTAATCATAAGTTCTTTTTTATAAATATAAATATATTAAAATTGTTTATAAAAAAAAGGCAACCATAATTGATTGCCCTTTTAAAAACAGAGATAAACTATATTTTTTTAAGATGGATATGTTCCAGTTGTAATTGTTACGTTTGCATCAGTTGTAACACCATCAAACGGATATTTTGCAGTTCCAACACCAGCTGTTGGTTTAAATATGAAATTTTCTTGTTCTTGACCTGTAAATGTCAATGTGAATCC